ATGTTATAGTTGACCGCGTATATCGGGTCGTTGATAGGCAAGTCTTCACTCATGATCTTGGCTGAAGAGAGGCGACTAAAGTTAAGTGTACCCGTAGGTTGGAGAGAGCTCGTAGAGAGACAGAAGGGGTACAAAAAGAAATCGGGTGATGTGACAAAATTCGTGTGATAATAGCTCATGACATCAATATAATGTGGTTTTCCCCATCGGTAATTACTCACATCAAGGCCATTAATATTTAACTTGACTTTATTCGTAGGTGACGTAAGTGCACCATCCGTCGTCGTATCAGATGAAGCGAGATACTTAACGGGATGATTAAAGGTTAAATCTTGAATTAGTTCACCAGATGCAATATTTCTCTGAACTTGGGTAATCAAAAGATCGTGTTTACGCGAGGCGATGTTTCCACGTTCTTCGTTATCTAAATAATAATAATTGGCGAAACATTCAACGTTATAGTTAGAGGCGGTGGTCGCCCAGTGAATACGAATTTCCACATTGTGATAATTGAGCGCCACGAGGGGAAGAGCGCATTGAGGTCCTTCACAGAAGAAGAAGCGTAAGGGGTAGAAAAAGGAACGTGCACTCACACCTGGATGTGTACCGTTCGCACTCTTTGACACATTTTGAGCAAACGTGTCGATAGCAATCTTTTCTGTAAACACAGAATCCTGACTATCTACGAGAGAACCACCTATATACAGTTCGACTTTATCGATAATAGTGTCCCAACGCTGTGTGTCGAGAGCCTGTGACGTATCATCGAGTGTAAAATAGACGTAGCCTAAGAGATCTCCAGTACGTTCGAATTGAACGCTGGACATTGAATTGTTTTTCACCGCTCCATGTATCGTTTGCTTTTCGATGGACTGTGAAAAATTAGCATGTCTTTTGAACGTTGAACTGAAAAACGAAATTTCAGGATTACCCACGATATATTCATCCTGGGCACCTATCGCAATCAATTGAACGATACCGGCGGACATGGTAATACTACTTTAACGGGAGAAAATTACAAATTGGGTTTTCTACACACAAAACGAATGACGATAAAATTATTCTTCGCGGGACTCGAAGGGGCGATGAGTGTACCATTTTCGTTACGAATATTGACAGTAAAACGATCAATACTACGGATTGGGTTTACGTATTGTGTCACGACTGGATAATTATCCTTGAAACTGATAGTCGAGGTTCCCTCTCCCACTAAACTCGCGAACGAATTACGTACGATACTCGCAGCAGCTTGACCATTTGGTTCATTCGATGCACGTTCAGTGAAAATGCTGTCAAGTTCTTCAATGGAAATATAACAATGATTGGTCGTCGCATCAGTGTTGATATTAGTAGCGAGTAGCCTAGCCTGTACCACATTTTTCAGGGGTTGTTGAAGATGACACGTGAACGTATTCGCCACCGCTTGACCGATCGTATCGATGGTCACGGTGTGATACTCGTGTTGAAGATCAGGAATCAACTGTGTAGGGGCTGTGATGAGCGCCATATATCATTAGCTTAGATTAAAGATCCACCGATCCCACCCGTGATGTCGTACCCGGCTTGGTCGGACACAAGCTTTTGAGCACCACACACACCTCCTGGAGTAAGACCCTTCGAGTAGGGGCTGTCCTTTTTACCGGATCCGGCGGTACATTCCACGTTGACGGGGAGATCGAAAATGGATTGATCACTGACCGTCTTAGTCGTGATTGGTTTGGGTTGGTACTTGCTCACGGTACCATTTTTAAAAGCGGCCAAAGCCGATATGATCAGAAGAAGAACGACAATCATGGTGAGGGCGTTACGGTTGACACGATTGAGGGTAAACATTTATAATGAACAAAGATTTTTTTAAACTGCGTTAAAGGTAATTTTTTTAGTTTCTGTATAAAGAGTAGATGGACGAAGAGATCGTACTCGATCGAGGACATGCTAGTGTCATGAAATTGGATGCCGACGAACAGGCCATCATGGATGAAATTGAAATTTCCGCTCCCGCCCCCCAACGTGTCCCCCGACCCACATTTAAACCACCACCTCCCCAGATGTCTGAACGACAGGAGGCGATGGATGCTTTCGTCAACCCGAATAAACAGACGACTCAGAATGTTTCTGCTCCTGATGAAGAGATTGATTACGGGGATGGTGATGACGCCAACTTTTTTGATGATGGCGAGGATTATGGTCCTGGACAGGGTTCCGGTGAACAGGAGGAACAACCTTCGAAGGGATATTCGTCTGTCGACGAGGAAAAGGCGGACCTGATTAATAAGCTCGGACGTCTCGAGAAGAAGGGGTTCGCGGTGAACAAGCGACTCAATGCCTATTCCAATGTGGAGGAGCTCCGAACAGAGGTGAAGCGTATCACGTACAGTATCGACGTGGAACAATCGATTCGGTTCTCTCGACGTATGCTCGTCGCATGTGTGACCGGTCTGGAGTTTTTGAACAAGAGATACAACCCTTTCGAGATTCAGCTCGAAGGTTGGTCCGAGTCCGTCATGGAGAATGTGGACGATTACGATGGTGTTTTCGAGGAGCTCTACGTGAAGTACCGATCGAAGATCTCAGTCGCACCAGAGGTGAAGCTGATCATGATGTTGGGTGGTTCGGCGATGATGTTCCACCTCACGAACAGTATGTTCAAGTCGGTCATGCCGAACATGAACGATGTGATCAAGCAGAACCCCGACCTCGTGAAGAACATGATGTCCGCCGTTCAGAACACGACTCGTAAGACGGATGGTCCGGCGACGGATGCCCCCGTCGGTGGTACGGGTGAATACCAGATGCAGGGACCTGGTATTGACATCTCGAGCCTGATGGGTGGGATCATGATGCCTCCAGCTCCACCCATGAATACTTCGGCGATTACGACCGGTGGTGACGATGACGATGATGACATTTCCGATATCATCTCCATTTCCGGTGAATCGACGGGTGGTGAAGTCAAGGAGGTAAAGGTGACTCCAGCAAAAACCAAACGCACCAGGCAGAAGAAGGCGAAGAAGGAAATTAATCTCTAAATATATATAAATGATAGCGTACTATCCTTTGGAGGAACTGGAACCTCCGAAGCCACAACCGGAGTCGGTTGTCACACCAGAACCAGTTAAGAAGACTGGTACTGAAGAAAGTGAACTGAACTACGTCGTGATAGCTTTCATTGTCGGAGTTGTCGCGTTGGCGGTCTCCGACGCCATCAGGGCGTAATTATTTTTTTTACCGCGAGGTCTTCCCTCGTAGTAAATTTAATACGTAAATTCGGCGACTGTCTCACCGTTATTAACATCCAAGTTGTTATTGTTTGAGGGCCAGCCCGCGACGTTATTTTTAATCGAAATCAGGCGTCCTCCACGTGACGTATACAGTTCAACATGAATATCATATGAATACACACGAGTGTTTTCTGTATTTACTGGAGTCATGATGATACCTCGTTTTCCGACCGAAATGTTCGGGTTCCAAGGATAATCTGTATCACCACCAAACAAATTTTTCGCACCGACTGTAATTTCTTCATTTAAAGTTGAACTGTAACTTCCATCATGTGTACCACCTTGTACTTCCAAAACCATCGTACTCATGTCACGTACGGCACTACCATCTACCTTTCGTATCATCGCCACAATCTTCGCATAAAACGACGCATCACCGAAAAAGAGACGAATCATCTTCGCTTTGGTTGTTCCTAATTCGAATGTTTTGGAGTATCGTTTACACGCCACGTCGTTCGACCCTGAAATGAAACCACCACCTACGTGAAGGGCGGTCGACGCCTCTGAACCACCTAGACCGATGGCGACCTGGTTACCGAGATCGATCTTACCATCGATGTTAAGATCACCAGTCACTTCCAGATTACTGTTGATCAGCATGTCACCAGAAGAAGGGTTGACGTGTACATTTCCACTCGGTGTCGCATAAATGTTGGAGACGCCACCAGTCGTCTTGAATTCCAGAATGACATTACTCGTCGCGTGTTCTAAACGAGCCGTGCCGTTATACATGTGGAACTTGGTAGCCGGTCTTGACGTACCGATACCTACGTTACTCGTGTGTATCACATGAAGACCGTCAGCTTCGACTGAGTTGTTCATTCCACCCACGACGATACCATGTGTCGTTCCAGAAGTGGTATACCCTCGAACGTACCCACCATACCCGTCGTTCGTGTTCAATGAAATACCAGTTTTCGTATTGGTACCGGGACTTTCGAGTTTGAGAACGTCTATGTCCGAAGTGACACCTGAATATATATGAACGTTAGTACTTGGATCTGTGGTGCCTATACCAATGAGACCTGTACTTTTAATTCGCATGGATTCGGTCGCGAACAATTCCTGTGTAGTCGCCGTAGCCTTGTTTTGAAAGCGCATATCACCCGAAGATCCTATGGTTTCGAAACGTCCACCATCACTCAGAGCGTAAATATCCATATTTCCAAAATTAATTTTCTGACCGGGTGCGAACTCAACACCACCATTGACGAAAAGTGTCGTCGTATCGGGTTGTTGAATCTTACTCGTGTCAGTTGTTCCAATCAAAACGCGTCCACTCGAACCACCGCCAGAAATAAGCATAGCGGGTTTAAGTAAGTTGGAAACGCCTCGTTCCATGTCCGATATATCAGACGCACTCAATTGCGGTTCACTGTACGCCTGGAATACGTGTTGTGAACCGACGAGTCGTATTTGATCTGGACCCGCGGCACCAGGACCTTCGTTACCCTTGAATATTAAAAGTTCTGAAATGTCTGTACTCACAAGTCTCTCTTTAATGAATGTGTTACCATACTCATCAGACAACAGACCACCAAAATAGAGCTCGTTACCTATGACAACATTTCCATTCACTTCTAATTTATCACGGGGAACATCTGTACCTATACCCACATTGCGTGTACTTCCATCGATGTACAGTCCAATATTCGTTGAATCCGAAACCTGATTAATATTACGAGTAATTCTAAAATCTCTCGTCCCGGCGATACCGACGGACCACCCACGAGGGTTCGAATCATTTGTCGTTTGTATGTATGACGTAAACGCGTTCCCTTGAGTCGCATCCGTTTGAGCCGCCATGATGGCATCACCCGCTCCACCGGCACCGTGATGGTTATGAATCATGAGACTGTTTTCGCGTGCGTTACCTATCCCACTACTCACGACTTCAAGGAACGCTTCGGGTACAGTTGATCCTATACCAACACGTCCATCACTTCGAAGTGTGAGAATATCCGTTTCGTCGTTATAATCTTCATTGGCTAAATAAATATCCAACTGTGTCCTAGACTTGTTACTCGTGAGGTCATGTTTACCCAATTTGAATGTTGCCCGGACAGCTTCGTAATTGTTCAGAACACCTTCCCGCGTGAGTTCGAGTACGGGTTCTTGTGACACGGTATCTTCCGTCTCGACGGAATTTGATATAACAAGAGGAGTGCTGAGATGATCGTATGCAACTCTGTGAACTGGTTCATTATTTATAAACACGGTTCCACCCGATGTATGAAGAAGACCCTTCGGTGTCGTCGTACCGATTCCAACATTACTCGTCTCGAGAATAGTCAATTTAGGAAGACCCATCGAGTCACTCGTACTCGCATAGAAATTGAGACCCTTTCCGGTTCCTACACGCGATTCAATCTTTGTTTGATTTATCACTGTGTCAGCTTTCGATCGAATGTAATTCGTACTCGTACCCGAGATGACCGCGTTGCTTCCATTCACACGAAGGTTACCACCTATCGTGAGTTTTTCAGTCGGAGCTGTATTCGCGATACCCACATTTCCATCAGAAGCGACACGCATCCGTTCCGTATTTTTCGTTTTTAAAATCACTGTTTGATGACTCGCAGATGTTTTGGCACCGTTCACCTCAATCGCGGAGATGTTCGACGCCTGAGGACCCGCTCGGATACTCACAGTGTTTGAAACGGAGTCACCACCCTGAATATCACCGTGAATGATGACATTCGCCGCTGACGAAATACCAGATTCACCTTCAACTTCGATGAAATCTTGTACCACAATAGACTCTGTGATGAGACGTCCGGTGGCGGTGTTACCGATGACGGTAAGTGTGTTAGAACCAAATGTATTTATGAATACTTTATCACCTATGGACAATGTATCTGACGGGTTTGTATTCGCTATACCCGATGGATCCACACCAGTCGTTTGAATACCATCAGATTCAATCTTGGACGTGACAACCATAGGAATCGCTGCATCCGCATCTAACGTAATAAGATTACCGACGGTGAGACCGCTATCACCTATACGTACACCCTCGAAAAAGCTGATACCATTCGCGTACAACACATTTCCAGAAGAAGATGTATCGTCGATGTACACATTCGAACCGACCGATAAAGAATAGGTCGGAGATGTATTGGCGATACCGACGTTATTCTGTGTATACAATTCACCAAATACATGAAGATTGACGGTATTCGCAGAATCCATCGTGAAGTTTGCGGTTGTTGGGCCACCGGTCGTTCTCGACAGTTTCATAGTATCATCGGTGTGTGTGTACCCGAAGAACACGTTCGATTCTCCATCTTGGTCATGCATGAGAACCGCCATGTCGTACGTCCCGTTGTTTCCTTCACCCATGAGAATGACGGCATTCGATACGACGAGGTTATTCACACTCGTGTATGCAGGAATCTCCGTGATGGCCAAGTTACCCGTGATGTCCACATCACCTATAATATTAAGGAATCCATCTCGGATCACCACGTTACCCTTTTCAAATATAGCGACGTTTGAACCATCACTCGCACCTTCACTTCCAACTAAAAGATGTGTACCAATCGTCGCGTTCGAGGAAAATGTATTTCCGGTTACTTTCAAGACATTCGAGGCGTTGGCATCGGCGAAAAAAGCATCACCGACCGTCTTAATCGTACTCGTCGCAAAAAGATTTGTCGTTTGTACGTTACCTTCTACAGAAACGAGGTTATCGAGATTTCGATTGATGATGAAATCATTTTCACCAACTTGAAATTCATTCACGGGATTGTCAGTCCCGATACCCACCTGCGTAGCGGTCATTCGAAACACGTTCGTTAGACCCGTAAACTCTGTACGCTGAACACTAGCCGTGACACTCTCCGTAATCACGAGGTTCGCGACTTCGATTTTATCCGCTGTAATTTCACCGGCATCAATACTCGCGAGACCGCTCAGAACATCCGACTCTCGTGGTGCAGCATCTAGACTCGTCACGAAAACCTGGTCGAAACGTACTGTTCTGCCCATCTATACATTAGTTACCGAATAAAATTCCAGCGAGACCGTTACGTATTCTTAACACGTTATAGTTGACAGCGAATAATGAGAGTTCCTGATTTTCTGGACGAAGGTTACCCTTTTCGACACCATGAAGAGATAGTGTCGCGTTATCTATCCGACTAAAATTACACGTCCCTGATGGGTTGTACTCTGAGGCGTTGAGACAGAAATGGTATGTGAAATAACGAGTGTTAAACAACACCTCCGTCTCTGGAACAAATTCGGAATGACCGAAAGATGATTTGTAGTAATTCTGTACCGTGTGAAAATAGACGGGAGACATTCGTTCGAAAAGATGCGTCCCATTGATTTGTAAATCGGCTGTTAAGAATGTAAAACGATCATTTGCAGAATCTTTACTCAAAGCTGACATGCCCCAAAAGATGGATTTCACGGGATGATTGAATTGAGAAATATCCATGACATTGTACCCACCCTGGTCCGTTAAATTGTTCACGACGGTGACCATCTCTTTCTTGAACGTTTGAACTTGTGTGATGATGAGATCCATATTTCGTTTCGTGAATGTTTCGCGTTCATCCTTGTCCAGGTATATATAGTTTCCATAGACCTTCGCCGTTTTTTCTGAAGCATCTAGACCGGCGACATTCGCATCATCAAACGTGATTCGTATTTCCACTTGGTGATGTTGTAGAGCGATGAGAGGCAAGAATGCCTTGTGATCACAGAAGAAGAAATGAAGAGGGAGAAACGTATGATTCGACGTCGAGGTCTTGTTGTTCAATTCACGAGATTTCGTATACGTATCCGATAAATAATTAGTCCATATGTCAGAATAATAATCATAATGTTGTGAATCAATCTTTTGTCCACCGATAAAGAGATCGATGGTCGAGTTGTAAAACAAATTCGAAGCGATGTTCGCGTCTCTCGATCCAGCCTCGAGCCAAATACCATTGATGATGTCACCGTATACAGGAATCACGATGGAGTTATCCGTCACAGTAACATTCTTGATAAACTTTGGCGCTTGAGAAAAGTTTGTGTGTCGCGTAAACTTCGTCCGAAAGAATGAATGTCCTTCGTCACTTATGATGTACGCATCTTGCACACCTTTAGAAACGAGTTGTATTAATGCACCAGACATTTAT